ATGCCCAGAGTTTGAGCAGCAAGCTGAGGATCACCCCCGACTCGTCCTTTGATGTTCTTGGCAAAGGCTCCAAACTTGTCCACATCAAGGGTCCCGTCATCGCGGATGACTCCTTTCATTCCCTGAGCGTCGAGTCCCATGCGAGCAACTGGGCTCATTTTCATGTACTGCTCCAAGAACGCGGTTGCCTCAGGGCCGGCGACCTGGGCGGTGGCCGCCATCTGGGTCATCGACTGGAGGCTGAATCGTTTGCGGAAGTCATCGGACAGTCCAGTGAACATGGACTCCATGCCCTTTAAGATCTGCTCAGGGGAGAGCCCTGTCGCCTGATAGGCGCGATTGACCTCCGTTGCAAGACCGGACATGGCCGAGACGTCGTTGACGTCCTTTCCTTGGGCCCGGAGAACCATGGCCATGCCCTTGGAGATCTCTCCCTCTTGGCCTTGAGTCTTTGAGACACTGGCCAACTGACCAGCCGCTGTCGAGTAGCCGATCAGTGCGTCCTGTCCACGGACCCCTGTTCCCATGAGGCCCTTCAGGGATCGAGAGGCTACATCAGAGCTGAGTCCGATCTTGCCCAGCCCTCGAATCATTTCCGACTGGAACTTCCCGAAGTCTTGGGAAGCAATCCCAAGCGCGGTCCCGTACTTGCGAATGCCGTCAGAGAGTTCAAAGACTTCCTTGATCGCGCCGCGGAACTGATTGGAGATCTTCAGGCTGTCGCCAATGGCGTTTAATCCCATGAGGGCCTTGAAGTCGTCTTTGATTGATCTGGCGACACTGGCACCAGAGCGTTTCATGCGCTCGAAGAACCTCTCCGTTTTCTTTGTCTGATCCTCGACCGCTTCCCCAGCGCCTTTGCCTGTGGCCTCGAAAGAGCGACGAAGATCTTCGCTCTGCTTTTGGAGAGCGCCGAGACCTTTGATCAGGTCATCGAGTTGAGTTTCGACCTTGAGCTTTGCCGCCATTGGAGTCCCCTTGTTTCAGCCACTGGAGCTTATCGCTCACCAGCGCGTGGACGGTCCACCAAGTCAGCTGGCCATTTGTTACCCTTCGATGGAAGGGGTGGCCAACAAGTAGCGGCAGATGTCCATCAACTCCGAGCCAGATAACTCGGCCAGTTGAGAAGGGTTTTTTTTTAGAGCAGCGACCATCTCCTCGAGCTTCTCCTTGGACATTTCATCGATCGATGGGTCGACCTGCTCGACAAAACGATTGTACTCCTTAAAGAGCTTCATGACCTCACCGACGGTCATTTTCTGGACCAAGAGTTCAGTGAGTTTCGGGTCATTCACGCCAGGCTCAGAAGTAGATGCTAAGATCAGGGTCTTCTGAGCGAAAAGAACTTCCTCGGTGATCCGGTGCTTGTCCTTCTCAGGGGCCGAGAGAAGGAACTCAGCCACCGCCGACGTCACCTCCTGGTGCTCGGCAATCGAAAGGGGCCGGAGTCTGACCTTTGCCTGTCGGACGGAGATGAGCTTGGAATACTCCACGCCCATCCGCATCTGATCCAAAAGCTCAAGTCCAGTGTGTTTTCCCATATTGACCTCCTCCAAGGCCCCCAGAGTCCAACGAGTCTTAGGTCAGGTCAATGTTGAAGAGGAGAGAATTTCCGACCCCGTCAATCAAGCGCAGAGCGCCGAACGAGAAATCGGTGTTCACTTCCTGTCCGACCCCACTTGACCCGTCTCCGACATCCTTCAGGAAAAGTCCGGTGGCGACAAACTGATCGGCCCCGACCTCAAAGGTCAGCTGGACGTCATTGTTCTCGTAGTCAATCGACTCGAGCTTCGGACGAGAAAGCTGGTTGGCGACCGCGATCTGGAGCTGAATGTCGATGTCCGTGTTCCCCTGGACAAAGCCTCGATTGAAGCCGTCCGTGGTCATCGTCGGGACGGCACGCGAGTTCTTGTTCTGACGAAGGCTGGCGGACTTGATGTCCACCAAGCGAACGCCATTGATCGAGATGAAAGCCCTATCGGCATAACGCTGAGCCATTGTCAGCCCTCCTTAGATCGAGAACGCGTCGAAGCGCGTTGTCGCAGAAATTCGGTTGGCGATCACATGCAAGCCGGGGATCACGTTGACCGGGGTCAAGACATCGAAGCGATGACGATCGCTCGTGCTTCTCTCGACCTTGAGCTCTTTGGCCAGTTGAGACACAGCCTGGAACATGCCTTGGTCCTGGAAAAGCTGCATTAAACGAACCAGCTCTCCACGCAGAGCCTTGGCCTTTTCCTGGCTGGCCTTCACGTTCTTGAAGTCAGGTTGGTTCTCCCGAGTCCAGATCGTCTTCCGCCAGAAGTACAGAACCTGGAAGTCCTGAACATCATAATAAGCGGTGACCTCAGCGGGGGAGACCCCGTTGGTCAGTCGCCCGGTAACGGTCCTGACGAAGGCAACATCGCCATTCGGCTTCACGCGCAGAGGAGTCCACCCTTGACCCAAACAGCTTTCCGACTCGAGTCCGGCTCCGACAGAAATCCAGTCGGCCTGATCAGCCGGGGCCGTAATCCCGAGAATCCGGACAGAATCCAAGGGATTGAACGGGGCTTCGTTTGCCGCCATTCGGGCCGCAGCCGCAGCCGCCACCTCTCCCAAAGAGTAGGGGTTCGACCCCGTGTCTCGCAGCCAGATCCCGCAGAGGAACTGGGTGTCGAACGCCTCCAGCTGAGAAGGATCCTCTTCGTCAAAGTTTGCACCTACGCCAATGGATCCAAATTGTCCGTTGTCAGGACGCTCGGTCCCAGACACGAGAATGATGTGGTTTCGGAGTTTCGTCCGGTTTGCAGAGTCGTTCTGCAGGTCGTATGGAGTGACGATGAACTCGGCCTTCACGTTCTTGGCCGCATCGAGGGCCTCATCGGAAGGGCCGAAGTCGGTGTCGTCATGCTCCAAAGCAATGACCCGGATATTCGGGAACGTCCCAACGTCAGAAGCCGCTGTGATCGCAGCCTTGACCATCTTGACCAGTTCAGAATCTGCTCCATAGATCGGGCCAAGCTCATCCTCAGCCAGATCCGGGTCGGCCACGTTGTTGACCTTTCGGACAGTGTGAATCGCGCTCGCAGCAGTCGTCGAAGCGGCATGACCGAAAATCAAGAGTTCCTGAAGATCACTTGGAAGCCCGGTTTCAGCATCAAACGTCAGCTCAGACGGCGTCGACGGCGTCTTGCGGTCGGAGATATTTGTGAGCATTTTGGTCCCCTTTCAGAGAGTTAAACTTTTGTCGTCATCTCGACAATGACCTCAGTCTCATTGTCAGATCTTCGCCCCTGGATCTCATTCGCTATCCTGATGAGCTCACCCAGCGTCCGGATGAAAGGCTCATCCTTGGTTCTGGATTGTTCGGTCAGGTAGTCATCCCAGATCCTCAGATCGATCCGGAATCCAATCCTGATCTCGATCATCGGAACCTCAGCGTCACCCCATTTGAACACCAAAGCCTTATCGACGTCAAAGTTCGTCCCCAGCTGGTTCAAGCCTGGGACAATGACCTCGAGATGGAAAAACCATTCTGGGCGTCTGAATTGCTGCAGGAGGGCTGCTGAAATCCTTGAAGAAAACTCCTCAAGCTCTTCTCGGCGAAGATGAGGAGGGAGAAGAATGTCGCAGACAAGGCTCCCGTCGACGAATCCGCTGTCCGACTGCTTGGAATAACCAGTGTTGTAGATCCGGGCGGCAGGGAGGGCCGTGATTTGAAAGTCTTCGCGCTGATAGGGATAGACCTGCTGACCGAACAATGTGGCCCATTGCTCAAATTTGAGGAGTTCAGAGCAGACGATCTTTGCCAGATATTCCCCTGGACCATCAAGGAACAGGTCTGGATCAGTCAGGGCAATCCTGGACTTCATTCAGTCCCCCCGGCTGACTTCGTGATCAAACTCTCGCAGAAGTTGATCAGGGTCTGTGTCATCTCCTGCTCATCCTCGCCAGTCCAGTCAGTGAAAGTCCGCTTCGGGATGTTGACCGACTTGCGAAAAATGTAGGCAGCCACTGTCCGACGTTTGATCTGCTCTTTGATCTTAATGATCTTGTCCAAATACTTGTCGGACTGCTTTGAGGTCTTGCTCGCCCTCATCTTCTGGCTCAAGGACACAAGCTGCTTTTGAGCAAACTGCTTCTGAACCGCTGCCGCGTTGTCATTCGCCCAGGCCCCTTTAGGGATCGGGATTTTGAGATATTTGCCGGGCTTTGCCGTGATCTTCCCGCCTTGGTCATGGATCTCAGCGTAGATCAGGGATGTCCCGACTGTGACTGAAAGCTCGTCAATCTCAAGGATTGTCGACGCCCCTCGGGCTGGGACCTTGCCATTATTCCGAGGTGCGATGGAGCCCCTGAGCCCGCGACCCCCCGATCTTGAGAGAATCATGCCCGTGCGAAACTGCAGGGGACTCCACCGCGATCTTCCGTTGTATGCTCCTTCGGCGTCGAAGATCTGGGCCCGCTGAGTCTGCAAAGTCGCAGCGGCTACCATTTGGATGTTCATCCTCTCCCGCTCAATAAGAGCCTTCAGATCGGGAAATTCAAAACTCATCCGGATTCTGTTTGCGGTCATTCAAGCCCCTCGTCGAGATGTAGATTCAGCCATGACTCGCTTGGGTCTTGAAGGTTCTTCGATGGGAAATCGCCTTGGCCCATGGTCGAATGCAGGACGACCCCGCCAAAGCCGTGATCGCTCGCTTTGTTGTGCCATGCCGTGGCCAGGCCAAGAAGAGGAGGACGCATGAAAGCGCCATAACGACCATCAGAGGTCTCGAATCGCTCCGTCGTGAGCTTGACGAGTTCGTCATACCTTTTCTGCAGGGATTCCCGGAACGCATCACCAGAGATCGCGGACCCGCGGCCAAAGTCTTGCTCAAGAACACGGAGCTGAGCCATGAGCTCACACAGGGTTTTGATCAGCCTTTGAGTTGATCTTGGGAGGCGGTCGAATCTCTCGCCGTTTTCGCCGACGAATGGGATCGCATACCGCTTGGACATGGCAAGCTCGACCTCTGCCTCAGCATCATCAATGAGCGTGTCGAGCATTGTTCGGGAGAGATGATTCTGGTCATCAAGATCGTCGACGAACTCGACTTTGCCTCTGAGAAGGGCCTCGATGCGAGGTCTTTTGATATAAAGCCCCATCATGTCCCCCTTGGATAAACCGCCAAATGCCAGAACGACATCTGGCGGTGATTCAATTTACTCTTTCACTTCTCCTAGGATGGTGGCCTTCTGCTCAAGCCGAGGCTCGGCATCATACAGCTCACCTCGCGGAAAGCTCGTTTTGTATGGCTTTGCCAGCATCTTGCCGAGACTTTCGGGGACAATGAACTCGCTTCCCTTCTGGTGTTCGTGAGAATCACCGTTGAGAGTGAATCTCAGAGACATGTTGGCTCGCATCCGAACCATCTTTTCCTTCTCGGCCTTTGGAGGATTCGACATGCGGTTCTTTGCTCCGCTGCCAGAGTTCATCTTCGTGACATCTTGCTCGGGATTGGTCATGGGCATGACTCCTTTTCGTGAAAAAGGGGCGGCCACTAGTCGGTGGACGCCCCTTTGGTTTTGATTAGACTTTACTCTCCGACGTAGGCCGTCAGAATGTCAAAGTAACGATCGAGCTTCGGTCCACCGGCAACGCCCGCCACCAAGTCGATGAAGGGGTTTTTCGGACCGCCCTTGGTTCCCGGGGCGGTGTTGTCCTCGATTACCAAGAACTTACCATAGCCAGGAGAACCGATGGTTCCCGAAGCCAGGTGCAGACCCTGATGGAACTCGCCAAGGGCGTCGTTGTCAGGGGTTCCGATGGTGAAGAAGATGTAACCGTCAGGAATGAAGAAGATCGCATCGCCAACCGAGAGCTTTCCGGTCGCATTGTCGAGGGTCTGATCCTGATACCATCCGTCATAGACGGTCACAGGGGGACAGCCGGGCAGATACATCTGAAGGACCTTGTTCAGGTCGTAGGCGCCGAACGCCTCGGACGAGAAGTAGGTCTTGATGAAGCTCTGGGTGTTGGCGTTGTCCAAGATCACGCGAGCGGTGTTGGGGTTCATCACCATCTCTTTGATCTTGTACTTCCGGAAGTTGGCTTGTCCGCCAGTCGTCCAGAAACGGATGTCCTTGAGAGGATCAGCCGAGTTGTTCGCCTGGGTTCCAGTGAACCAGGGGACCGATGGGGTCACACGGTTACCGGAAGGAATGCCAAACGAAATCGTCTTCCCGAGATATTGGAAAGAACCCGTGAAGATCGCATCCCAGCGGAGTTTTTCGATCCGGGCCTCAAGACGACGATTGAGTTGATCGACAGTCTTCTCGATGTACATCTCAATCCCTCGACGGCTGGTGTCGTTCTGACCCAGTTCACGCAGGTTCAGGATGTCCTGCTCGTCGTAGCGGATCGCTTCACGCCAGCTTCCGGGCTCAAACTCTGCCGAGCGTGTCCCAAAGCGCTGAGTGTAAAGGGGATCGGTTCCAAGAGTGTGCTCCTGGGTCAGGCCCCCCGTGG